TCCTACCGTACACATGCAGTCAACAAGCGCCTTGAGCGTCTTTTCAGTAAGACGCTTTAACTTTTCGCCCAAAATCGCCTTCAAGTCATAACTAGCCATCACAGCCTCACCTTGTACTTGCGCCGAATAAGGTGGAAGGTTAAATATCCAAGAGCGCGACCGACAACGCCCGAGTGTAGTTGTACAGGGAGTTGGAGCCGCTGAAAGGCCCGTTGCTGGTCAAACTCCAGCCATAGGAGCGGGAACGGACAAAGGGAAGCCAATAGCGCGAATCGTTCGAGTTAGTGTTAAGCTGTAGCGTGCTGCCGCCGATTTTCGACAGCGTCTTGTTGAACACGTCGGCAGCAGGACTCTCGAGCGTATACTTAACGTGCTTGAAGACGTCCTGTACGATGCCGAGCCCAGGCTGGAACCAATCGCCACGGCGAAGTCCGTCAACATTCGCAAACTGACCGTAGGAACCCCATGTCAGGTTATGGTTGTAGGCAAATTGCGCAACTCGGAAGAAGGCCGAATTGTCCGCCTCATTCGCATCGACAAGCACCTTCGTCGCAGCCTTGCCGTCCTGGAAAACGACGGAATTGCTCGCCAGCGAGCACGGATACGCCAATCGACGAGATTCAAGATACTTTCGGAAGCCCGCCTCGCCTGCACCAAACTTGGCGATAGTTTCGGCCACCTTGTACGTCGTAGCGTCATGAGCCGTAATGCTGGATGACGCAGGACCAAGCGCCAGACCCCAGTCAGCCCCGTTAAGAAAGTCGTTCTGCAACCCGTTAGTACCGCCGTTCCATCCCTCGTTCTTGCTCGCGCCGCCACGACCAGTGAGCCACGCGAACAGCACGTCTACACTGCATGTCGCACGGAAGCCGACAAGTCCCTGAGTATCCTTCGCGTCGCCAGCCGTGATTTTCGCAAGATCTGCATCGGAAAGCTTATCGGACGGAATCGTGTAAGATGAAGAAATCGCGCCGGTAAAGAACGGCCCCGCAGCGCCGACAGTCTTGTACAGCACGTAGCACTTGTTTCCGCGCACGCTCGCTACGACACCGAGTGCGGTAAATCCCGCCGCCGTCATCTTGGCGTTGTCAACGGTATCGCCAGCGACGAACGTCACAGAGCCTTCCGTAACGCCGCTACCCGGAGTGGCCGCACTGTACACGCTCGTGGTCGGAACATACACCGCGTCGCCCTGCTTGGGACGCGAAACAACGACGTTCACGCCATCGAAGTGCACCTTGCCGGAGTCGGCCTCGAGCGAAACTGTGCTTTTATTGAGGGCGGCACGATTTGACGCGTCTGCGGTATATGCGGCCGCATCGGCGTACTTGTTTATATAGCTTGCCATGGTCTAAATCTCCTATGCGTTCGGGACGGTTATCGTCACGTTGTTCAATTTCAGTCTGTGGTTCGTCGCGTCGTAGGCAGCGTCGATTATATCCTGCTTCTCGACGACCTTCTCCAACACCTTCGTAGTCAGCCTTTCAAGCTGCGAGCCCTTGATGGCCTTGTCATCGTATGTATTCGGCATTTAAGTCACCTCCTACGCGTTGGCGGCATTCCAGGCCGCAGTGAAAAGTGCATCTACTTCGGCGTCCGTCATAAACGACAGGGCGGCCTGCTTTGAATTCCAGTTGTCGATGTCCGACTGCGAGATGTTGTCAAGCAGGGACTTGTTAGTGTGCGAGTGTCTTGCCGACGTGTTCGCGTCAACGTTGCCCTTGTACGCATCCGTGAAGTCGTTAGTCGAGAGACCCTTGCCTTCGACTTTGTCCACCTTGCCGTCAAGTTTCGCCGCGACATCCTCGCCGCCAACAAGCAACTCCTGCACGTCCAGGCGGTCGGCGGTGCGGTCGCCAAGGTTAGTCTCGAATACGGCCTCCTCGTTGGCGCGTACTCGCGCGTCGAGATCGTTCAACGCTGCGGCCACCACCTCGCCCATGCCGGTATTGCCCGGGTCTATGGCGTCGATTGCGGCCTTCACGCCGCCCGACGTGACAGCCTTCTGCGAGCCTTCCGTCGGCGTCGTGTCCATCGTCTCTTCTATAGCAACAATCTTGCCGTCCGCCTCGCTTACGGCCTTGATGTACTTACCTGTACCGCCGACTTCGGCAACATCCAGCGTATTGATTGCATCGCGCACCGCCTTCGGGGTCGCAGCCTTAGAATCGTCGCTCTCGCTTGCCGCGATACTGCCCTTGAGCTGCACGACACCTGTCTGCGACGTGGTGCCGGAGCGGATAGTCTTCTTCGTCGCGGTAATCTCGCCGTTCTTATTCTGCTCAATGGAAGCGATGGCCTCGATGGTCGTACCCGATGCAGTCGGGTCGCTCTTGCTCGCCTGCTTAATCTTGTAGTTGCCTTCGGAACTCTGCCAAATCTTCACGCTCTGGTCGTCGGACACGTAGAAGATGACTTCCTGCCCGTCTACAACGGGGAGGTTGCCCAGCGTCAGCGTTCCGGTGCCGGAACCAGCAGGGTCGCTACTCGTAATCACGCGGTCGCCGTTGTGGAGGTTGGACGCCGTCCAAGTGTTGATTGTCGCGACGCTCTGTACGCCCTTATAATGGCCTTCCGAACTGATTACGGATTCCACGTAGGCTTTAACTTGCGTTTTCGTCGCTAAATTGGAGTTCGTTCCGTCGGCAATAGTGCCGTCAACCTCGTTGTAGACGTTCGCGTTGAACTTCGCCTTGGTTAGCTCGCCATCCTTGACCTTGGAATTGGTCACGGCATCCGTAGCAATCTTGCTCTCGGTGACAGCTCCGGCTGCGATTGTAGCCGGAATCGATACGTTGCCGGACAGGTCGGTATTGCCCGAACTGCCAGTCACGTTTCCCGTCAGCGAAATCTGTACGGGCGTATCAAGCCCCTTGGCCGCGATGCCGAGGATATTTCCGTTCTCGTCTTCGAGTTCTGATACAGGATTCGTTATAGCCATAATATCTCCTTACGTTGTCGGCAGCGGGTTCGTGCGCCAAAACTTCAACCTTCCACCGCCGCGATACCGCATGCGTAAAATATTGTCTTCTATCGTCTCGGGATTCACACCCAGCGGGTCGTTCGCGCTTCCGGTGCCTCCAAGGGTTTCATCGTGGTGAAGGTGGTCCGTAATCTTCGGTTGCCACACGCCGAGCGAGTCAACCCACATGATGTCGTCGCCGACGTCCACCGTCACGTTGCCGGGCACGACCGTACCGGCATCCAGGAGCGTAGCACTATCGCCCTTCTTGTGCGTCGTGAGCGCGTTCACCTCGGCAACGGTAAGGTTGCCCAGCCAGCCACCCACCTCGCCCGAAATCGCGTCGTTGATGCGGTCCTCGGTTTCCTGCTTGGTGTAGGTGTTGTCCGCGAGCGACTGAATGGCCTCCGCGTTCCCCGCGTCGCCCTTCTTGATTTTGGCGATGAGAGCGCGTGTCGCCTCGGTATCTACTGGCGTTCTTGGGTTACTCATTTAAAGTCTCCGTACATCCAGTCGTGAAGTTTCTCACCAAATAGGCCGAATAAGACAATAGCGAAAAATCCTGTCATCACGTAGAGAAACTTGTCCACGTCAGCAGGGTCGTCAAAGTCGCATGCAATACAGCACAATATCGCTAGTGGCGTACAAATCATCGAGTAGATACCAGCACAGAGCCAGTCGAGTTCCTTGAGGAATTTCTTTACCTTTCTCATTCGTCACCCTCCGCAGGAGTGGATTCCCACAGGTCGTCGAGCGTCTGCTCGTCCATCGCACGAGTGCTTGTCGTGCCTTCCGTATCGGAGTCACGCACGAAGTAGCCGTTGGTATCTCCAGCGGCAGGCAGGTCCTTGATGCGCACCGCGTCCACGGGCACACCGTTCCACTCGGTCGTAATCGTGGGTATGGAGGGCACGGAAGGCCCACGCAGTACCACACGGACAGGTACGGAGTTGGGCGAGATTACGATTGCCCCGTTGTTGTCCGCAAGCAGAACATCGCGCTCAATGGTGGAATCGTCCGCCACCGCGAGAATCAGCCGACCTGCGGCATCCGTGATGTAGTTGCCCTCGGCGTCGAGAATCGCGGCGCCCGGCAAGCCGAGAACTCCGGCGGGAGCCATCTTTCGCACCTGCGCACGTGACAACTGTCTACCGCCTTCCTCCCACGTTTCGCTGTTCGGCTCTACGGGCCTAGCCCCCGTGTAGACGAAGAAGGTGCAGTCGGCCTCGTCGAAATACTGCGGCCTCGGGTCGCCCGATAGGATGGCGGCGTTATAAATCACGTTGTTGGGCGTGCCTGCGGTATTTGCACCGCACATCGACTCGAATCGCAAGAAAAATGCTTCATCGGACTCACCGCTGAACCTCTTGACGTTGATGAGACCTGCAACCCAGTCAAGTTTCGCGCCGGTAGGAGTTTCGGTCTTGAAATCGATTGCCTTCGAAATGCTTAAAGCGGAATCCTCGACGGCCTGCAATTTCCTTACGACAGCCTCGAGACACGCCTGCCATCTTCCGCTTTCCTTGTATTGCTCAAGTATTCGCGGCTTGACAGTCGTCTCGAAATGGTCCTCTATGTAGTTGAAGCCGTCCATCCTAAGAACCGACCTCCACGCTAAGGGACGAAAGTGTCGCTATTTCCTGCGAACTTATCGCTATGTTGGAAGAAGACCAGGTTTCGGAATCGTGCTTCTTGGCCTGAATAACGGCACTTCCGATTCCAGGAACCGTCAATATAGGCGTATAGAATCGCGCAAGGATTACATCCTTGCCAGGGGTATATTCCGGTGACGCCCATCCGTCAGTACCGAAAGCCCATCCCTCGATAGCCTTTTTTACAGCATTGGTTCCATCTACGGGGAAGGCTTCTTCCGTGTAGAGCGTCAATACAATCTTCACGTCAACGCCGACGACTGAAGGCCTGGAGAACTTCATCACATGTTTAATTCCGTTCGTGTCGGTAGCTTCCGCCTGGACATTGCCGTCAGGCTTGATGCCCGCGGGCTTGCATACCCATATAGCCTGCGCGATATCCGAATCGGGGGTTCCGTTGGTAGTCGGCACGACAACGCGGAAACTGTGGCCGGGAATACCGTCAGCATCGGCCGTAGGTTCGTCGTTGACGATAAGGCTTATGTCCGGGCCGATCTCGTTGCGAAGGTATGTCAGCATACCGTCAGCCGTAGCAAGGCCGGTAATGTCCGCGGCATCCATCCTCGCACGAAGGGATTCGTCGGACTCCCTGTCGCTGCCGCCATAGCTTGTCGGACCTTCGTATTCGCAAGTAACGCCGGAAGGCGTAGTGCTCACCATGTCCCAGGCGCCGACCTTCAGGTCGACCTGTCCTGCGGTATCGCACACGCAATATCCGGACGCGTTGCCGGAATTTCCGACAGTAATTTCTTCTTCGAGCGCAAAATTGTATGCGGAACCTTCGAACGTGACGGTCGTTCCGGCAGGGATTACAGTCCCTTCTTCACCGGAGAACTTTATCAGCGGAGCTGCGTATGAAGCCTGCCTGCGTTCAAGCCCGAGAAACGCGGCAAGAAGTTCCAAAAAACGGCCTCCGGAATACCTGCGGTCTAGGTTGGTAAGCGCTGTCTGGACAGCCTGGAAGCAGTCGGTAATCACCTTTGCCTCGAGGTCTACATGATGGCCGTCCGGAGTCGTCGGCGAGAGGTCTATGCCGTTGAAAATCTGCCTCCAGTCGGCACGGAGTTCCTCTCGGACTTCCTGGAACGACTTGAGTACGATTCCGTCTTCTTCAAAAATTATCGCAGGCATCTTACAGCTCCATTTCAGTCCGTTCGCCGTTATCTAGTGTCAGGGCTATCTTTCCGGAAATCTTTCTGCCGTCAATGGTCAGTTCCGCCTTGTCTACGCTGCGGACTCCTGGAACGGAAAGGATCTTTTCCTTGACCACCTGGATTGCGTAGTCGGAAAACAGCACGTCCGCGCCGAGAATCTCGTCGAACCAAGGGACTCCGGCATCGTAGTCGGTAAAGCATTCGCCCTGGAATGTCGAAAGGAACGTCTTGACGGTCTGCATGACGGATTCCCTGAAGGAACCCGTCCTTGCCACATTCTTGTCCGATACATAGATGTCGCCCGTAGCAGGGTCAAGTTTGCGCTCGTTCATCGGAAGAAAAATAGACTATATGTCCGTTTTTCCGCGAAAAACTGCGAATTTTGTAAATTTTGTGAATTTTGCGAATTTTTACAGGACGATTTTTTTGCTATCGACCTATTGACTTGAGAATGAAAAGAATGTATATTATTTATGCACGGGGCTGCTATGCCCGGGGCAACCGGTAGCCAGTAAGTTTTGCTTACTGGCTCCCTTAATTTTTAATCGATTCCCATATCTTCATAACGTCAATATTGTGGATTTCTCCATTAGAATCGACAAAAGAAAAATGAGTGAATCTAAACGGGTATTTATACGAACTGTCATCACTCAGTGCTTGCATAAATTTTCCGCGAATCATTGAAGCAACTCTTGAAACATTATATTCTTTTGTAGTTCCAATGTACGCAACTTTACTTTGTAGAGATGCTTTATTTAGTCTTGTCCATATCTTGTCTATCTTTCCAGTTACAAGTTTCAACTCAGCGAGAGACCCATCAATAACAGCATCAGGTCGATTTCCACCTTTTTTCATATCCTTTTTTTCAGGGATAAGCCACACAGAATGCCCTTTTTTTGCAATCTTTTCCGAAAGATATTTTTCTTTTATAAGTTTTTCGGGCTCATTTCCAGGTTCAGCCTCTTTGATCCTTGACAATGATATACTGAAACCATTTTCTTTAATCCATGTCTCATTTGGGAATTCCGCTTTCACAAAATTGACAGAAGCCGTTTCCCTCATGGCTACAAGGCTGTCATAATATCTTTCGTTTTCCTTTTTTAAACTTTTTGCAATCCCTTCAGCCTTCTCGGCTCTTTCCTCTGCAGCCTTTGCTTCTTCCCTAGCCTTTTCCAACGGAGTCGGCTCTTTCTCTTCCGGTTTCTCTTCCGGCATCTCCTTCACTTCGTAGTCGTCCTCGAGTTCCGGGTCAAACGGTATGGCCGTGCATCGGCAGTTGTAGTCCTGCCCAGGCTGCCCTATGAACATGGAACCCGTCCTTTTCTTCCAGGTCTTTCCGCCATCGTCGCTGTACACGGTATCGTCTTCCCATTTGCACACAAGTCCGTTCATTGACCTATGGGTGTCACGAGTCACTCCGTCAAGCATGCACATCCACTTGTAATAGCGGAATCCTGCGCCTTCCATCTGCGTGCGCTGAATGGCCCCGTTGAGGTTGCCGGTCTCGTTCCTTGCGATGAACTTCGACTTGTTCTTTGTGTACTTCGTGTTGATAGAGTTGATTTCCTTCACGAGGCTTCCGCTGTCCTCGTTCGGGAACATCCTGTGCTTGTACACTGCCGCCGCGATTTCCTTCTTCTGGTCCTCTGCGGCGCTCTTGCAGTTGGCTACAAAATTGTTGACGAAGTCGTCGCGTAGTTTCGACTGGTTCGGAATATACCCGATAGTCCTTCCTACGGTCTTCTCGGAAAAATCGTCCATCTTGCGAGACGAGAAATCCGAAACTTCACGGAAAAAGTCTCCCGCCTTCTCGTCAATGTTGGACGGAGTAAAGACATCCGCATCGTTCACGTCGTCCAGCCCGTCTGCCTGGTACCCTAAAAGAGCCAGTTCCTTCAGCAGCTTTCCGTTCTCGCGCAGCATAGACGCGATGAATTCCTTCATCTCGAGTTCGACCTTCCACGGATAGAACTGGCTCGCGCTGAATACCGGCTTTCGGCCGCGCTTGCGCTTGCCGTTGTTCTGGAGCATATAGAGCTCCTTCGCCATCAGCAGAGGCGTGTATGTGCTTTCGGATGCCATCGGCTATTCCTCGTCGTCTTCCGGTTCTTCTTCGGGCAGCGACAGCTTGAACGTGTGACCGTTCTTGAACATGATCGTGCGGACTTGTTCAGGGGTAAGTACGCCATCTTCGATTAACGTATGGAAGTATTCGGACTGGACCTTGACCATCTTCGTGAATTCCTCGTCCGTCGGCTGTGTCACGCTGTTCCAGGTGATAGTCACGTCGCCATCCTTTCCGAGATTGCGTACAAGGATTTCCGAGACAAGATGCTCGACCTGTTCCGTGACATGGTCTTCCATCCACGTTTCGACCTTCTTGTCGTACATCTTGCGGTTACCCTCGCCTGTAGTGGACAGGCCGCTGGATGACTCGCCGAAGATTTTCGCAACCGGAAGCTGTGCCGCGGCTACAAGAAGCTGCATCTGCCTGTAAGTAGTCTCCGGGACGCCGGCAAGATCCGTCTTGATGACCGTATACTTGTCCTCGATGTCGCCGATAATGGCCCTGTTGATGGACTTGCCCATTTCTACGGCTTCCATGCGCCTCTTGACAAGGGATAAGCCATCCTTCATGGACAGCTTGGCGTCAAAGCCTTTCCACTGATAGTAGGCCACGTTCAGTTCGCTCATCATGTCGGCAATGCCTTCCTCTGACATCCCGAGCCTTTCAAGACGTTTCATTACAGCGACAAGGGCAGAATCGCCGAAGATAAGGTCATTGCCGGTAACACTCGATTCCATCCCTTCTGCGCTCGGGACTTCCTCGCCATAGAAAATCTCGCAGCGGCTCCTGTGAACGCGCACCTTGTCACCGTTGCGCATGGTGACGGTGAACCACTTCGGATCGCCAAAGTTCGGCGACGTCTGGTCTGTGTCGTAATCAGCAGTCTCTACCTTGACCATGCTGCACGGGTACACGTTGAATCCGACAATCTTGCCTTTTCCCGCCTCTTCGTCAAGTTTCCGGCTGTCGGCTATCTTCATTACGACCACTGCGCCACCGAACGCACGAGTCCATCGAGCGGCTCTCTTGTATGCCCTGCGGAGACCTGTCTTCAGCACCTTCTTCAACAGGCTTCCAGAAGTATCGCCGTCAATCTCGAAACCGGGCGCGGTACCGTCATCGGCGACGCAGTTGCAGATGTTCTTGCCGATGCCGTCGAAACGGTACACCCTGGCCAGTTTACGGTAGTCCACCTTTTCCGGAAGGAATTCGGTCTTCGCTCCGCTCTTTGTCCCGATAGCCTTGACTACGTCTACGTAGCCGTCATTGGAAGTCACTTTTGTCTTTGCTGCCATTTTTAGCTCCATGCAGAATCGTTTGACATTTGGTTGATAAGGTAGTCGAGGCCCTGCGTGGTCATGTCGACCATGTCGTCATGCGGGACGCTCGGAAAATTGCACATCTGGTCCAGGTACTTCTGCGACCATGGACAGAATCTCGGGTCGGGAATCCAGAAGTTTCCAGCCTCCACGAAAGGCGCCACGGAATTCGCCCGCTCGACCTTCGAGCCCCTCGGATTCCTCGGAATTATCCCTGGAACGGTACGAGAAAGTGTGTCGATAAGCGCAGGGCCGTTGGCCTTGTCTTCCACGAGCTTCGCAAGGGCAGCCGGCCACTTTTCGTACATTACCTCGAAAGCCTTCAAGGTCTCGGTAAAACTGCGCTGCCTTGCGTCGCAATCGAGCAGATATACATCAGCACCGAGTCGTGCCAGAACTCCTCCGGCGACATCGTCCGAAGAGTCCGTCTTCTTGAACGATAGGTCCCAGCTCTGGATCATCGTGTCGAACTGCTTCGGTTCCTCTCCTGGTATGTAGAATTTGAACCAGTTCCGCTTGAATATGCCTCCGGTAACGGGTACGGGGTGTCCCTGGTACAGGGCTTCCCAATCACGGGATCCCACGGCCTTCCTTATGGCGTCAAGTTCCCGCAGGTCGTACCTTTCCGGATGCAGGGCCTCGCCCTTCTTTCGGTGAGGCTCGTCATGCTCGGCGATTGCCGGGTAGTTTATCAGGTCGAACTTTTCGCCGTTGTCGTTCGCCGACTTCATGAGGAGGCGTCCGACGAGGTCGTCCTCGTGCCACCTGGTGTGCATCACGATGATGCCTCCGCCAGGAGCGAGACGTGTGCGGAACGTGGATGTGTACCAGTTGAAGACCTTCTCCCTCATCGTCGGGGAATCGGCCTCCTCGCGGTCCTTGAACGGGTCGTCGATAATCGCTATTGTGGCGCCCTTGCCGGTGATGCCCGAACCTACGCCCGCCGCGATGTACTTTCCCTTCCTTCCGGGAATCTCGAAATACTTTGCGCTCTGCGCCGCGGTCACTTTCGTGACCTTGGATTTCCTTTCGAGCAGGTTCACCTTCGGGAATATCTTTCCGTACTCCTCCTGCTTCATGATGGCCTGCACGTCGCGGCTCATGCTGTTCGCGAGGTCCTGGTTGTAGGATGCGGCTATAATGTTGATGTCGGGATTCACGCCGAACAGCCACGGAGGGAAATCCCTGCTGAGGACCTGGCTCTTTCCGTGGCGAGGAGGCGCGTTCAATATGAGTCTAGGTCTCTTGCCTGCTCGCACGTCGAGGTAGAACTGCATGAGTCGCACGCACAGTTCCCTATGGAACCATCCCATAAGGTAGTCGTCGTGCATCGCCAGGATGAACGCGGCAAGGTTGCTCCTTGCTTCCCTATTCAGTATTTCGCGGTCATCCATTAGCAAGCACCCCCATCCTAGCAAGAGAAGCAGATATTTCCTCGTCCGGGACATCGTCCTTTTTGGAATCCTCAGGAACATCGGTCTTTACGAGACCGCTTCCGAGATAGTCCAGCAAGGCTTTCGACGCCATGACCGAAGCCTTCGCGTCCCTTGTGTCGCGGACAATCTGCATGAGCCTCGAAATTGTCGTATTGACGTTCATCAGCGTCTGCCTCTCGGTTACCGGATTTACCGCTTCCGACATCACAGCGCTGACTGCGCTTTTAATATCTTCCTTTCGAAGGAGCTGGTATGCGCTGATGGCAAAAGCATTCGTGTACCCGGCAATCAGGGCGCTTCTCTTTGCATTTAGCAGTACGCAGTATGCCCTCACGAAGCAGCACTCCCGCATAGTGAGCCCGAACGATTTCAGCCGTTCGTCAGGGAAAAGGTCGGATATTGCCTTGGCCCTTTCCTTGGCGAACTCGTCGAGTTCCTCGTCCTCGATATTTCGTGGCTTTTTACGCATCCGAATTTCGCCATTTCTCGTAATCCGACAGTTTAATCTTGATTGCCCCGGAAGTGCCGCGAGACCTCTCGCAAGGCAGTCCGTCATTGATCCACATGTACACGGCAGACACCGACACGTTTCTCATGAAAGCGAGTTCTTTCGGCGATACCGTTTGTTCCGTTCCCGTCTGCATTTACTCTTGCTCCTTTTGGTACACTTGATACAGTTGTTTTGTTTTTACCCTTTTCGTAAAATAATAAAACCACCCAGAAAAAGCAATAGAAATGACAGATTTCGGCACATTAAAATGACATTTTTTGTCGTAAATTGTAGGGCAAAATACTTACTTTGTAGGGGATAGATTTATGCAACTTATATCAAGCGTCAGAAGGTGGCGTATAAACGCTTGGCGGAGTGGTTGAGCCTGGTGCTGCCGAAAGGTGAGTATGGCCAAGAAAAGAAAGCGTAGGCGTTACGAAATCACTCCCCTTTACATTTCCTCCAGACTCGATATTTCCATCCGCATCTATTTTCCCCTTTCCTTTGACATCACCGTCAACCTCCAAATCTCCAGTGAACCTTACCATGGAAGAATCGAAAATAATCTTTCCGTCCTTGTCAATCTTGACGACGGTCTTCGCCCCGGAATCGGGACGCACGAAAGGTATCGCCACGCAGCTGTTCGCGTCGTTGGCGAATGGCGATTTCGGGTCGCACTGCTTTTCCCACTTGCGCTTCTTCCACTGCGAAGCGTCTCGGCTCATGAACAAAAGTATCACGGTATCGCCCTTGGAGACCTCGAGGTCGAAGGCCATTCCGGAAAAACCGATCTGCATCAAAGGCACGCCACGGACAGGAGCGTCGAACCTGTCTATGACGCCACTCGTGACCATCTTCCGTACGGAAGGCATCACGTCGACACGTCCGTCGTTCCGCACGGCCGTAACTACGCCAGGAACAGCCGTCTCGAACGAATTGAACCTCTCGTCTACGACTTTCTCGATGGCGCCGAGAATCTGTCCTACCATGTCGCTCATTCCACAGCCTCCCCTTCGGCCTCGCAGCGGCCTCCGTAATTGTTGCCCTTGAACCTCACCTTCCTTATCAGGAATTCCCCGTTCACTCCTGGAAGAGGAAGCCCTTCCTGCGTGTTGTCGATAGATACCCTAGTATTCGGGACGAGTCCTGGATTGATGAGCGACTTGAACTGCACCTTCAGCCTTCCTTCCGCAGCCTTCGCTATGGGCTTGTACTCGATGTCGTAGGACTTGGCGTACTTCTTCGCCTTCTTGCCCTTGCCCACCTTGACCATCTTCGTCACGACCGGGCTTTTTCCGCCGAAATAGTAGTAGCTCAGGTTCTGTTCGACGTCCTTCTTTAGAAGCCCATCCTCGCGTTCACGAATAGGGCTTGCCGATATAAGACCGCTGGAATAGTCCAGTCTCACGATCGACAGAGTCTGGTACTGCGAATCGTCCCCCGTATCGTCGATGTAGGCGAGCATGGAATTGTCGAAGTACATCCTGCCGCATCCCATGCTGTCAAGAATCAAGTTTATCTTCTTCATGCAGGCGTTTACCGACCCGCAGAAACTGAAATCGTCGTCAAGTTCCACGTTCTTGAGCGAATCTGCTCCCTGCAGCGGCATTGCAGTCCATTCGGACACGGCCTTTACTACAGAAAGCATGTCGGAGCCTGCCGGGAATGAAAGCGCTATCGGGACCTTTACAAGCTGGTACTCCGGGCCTCTCGTGCTGGTCGCGGTAATGTGCGTGATAACGTCGTTTCCTGACTTTTCGCAGTAGGCCTTGGTGATGTTTCCTACAAAAAGCGTCCCGACTCCGTTCGGCTCGTCCTCGAAACCGCATTCGTGCATGATGCCGGCGCCTTCGAAAAGGATTCGGTTCACGGTGTCGATTGACGCGTTGTAAATCTTGAACTTTGCATAATTCTCGTACCATACTATGGAACGGGAAATCTCGAAATCGAAATGCAGGTTGGAAATGTCCCAGCCGCCATCGCTGTCGTTTCCGCCAGCGAAGTCTCCGACAAACAGGTTGTTGACCAGACCGAACGCCATCCGCTATTCCTCCTGATCGAAAGGAATCCAGTACAGGTTCCACACGGAACCGTACTGCGAATACTCGATTTTTTCGGGGTCAGCACTTGAATCCTGCGAAAGCAGGTAGAAGTCTCCGAGGTCCGTCACGGAAGACTTGCCGAGCAGGGCGTTGTTAGGCACCAGCTTGACGGAGTTCTTCTTGCCGTCGGTCGTCTCCACATCCATGTAGAAATGCTGGTCGCGCTCGTTCCAGAGGAATCGGAACGAGAATGCCTGTCCGGAAAGGTTGACCGTCTGCGTGAAGTAGGCGGAACCTTCTACGCTCATGGGAACTTCATAGGATTTCATCAGTTGAACCCTCCAGCAGATATGGCTGCGTCAACAAGTTTCTTTCCCTTGGCCGATACCTTGCCGTTGGTTTGTTTTGGCGCGATTGTCCTGTTTTCGGCGCTTTTCATGTCGGGCGGCCTGAACTTGCCAAAGGCAACCGTCTTCTTGAGCTCCGCGACCTTGAATTCACGTAGCGTCATCGTGAACTTGATGCTCTCGCCGTCCTCGGCACCGAACTTGACAGGAAGGCTTGTGATAATCATCTCGGGATATACGTGAAGTGCAGTCACCAGGCGGACAGGCTTGCGCTGCATCGCAAGATTCTCGAGAGCGATGAACATGTCACGAGCGCGGTTGTCCTTTACCGGAGTCCCGTCACTCACCTGCACGCCGGTATATCCTTCCGTACTTTCCCCGAACTCGTTCCTGTCAGGGAAATTCGTGAACATCCCCGTGACGGTGCAGGTGCGCAATTTCTGCGTTACGTGGTCGGTAATGACTGCCCCGTTCTCTATCGGGTGGTCGCTCGCCTCGAATTCTAGAGTGTGCGACTCGTCGACAAGCAGGTCAAAGCGGATGGAGACATTTCCGTCGGAAGAATCCGCACCGAAACCCTCTTCTCGGGAGAACAGAGAAGCCGGAACCTTCCTAGGGTTGATTTCTACATCGTGCCGTGTAAACCATCCTATCATGCGCCTGCCACCTCCATAGCCATAGAAGTATCGAACTTGAGATTGCGCTCCATGAGTTCGACAAGGTTCTGCTTGATCAGGTTGCCGAGTTCCGAGAATTCGGAAGAAATTCTGTTGTTCTGCGTCACCGTGTTGTTGTTCGTCGTATTGATGTTCGTCACGTTCGCCTTGGCGTCTTCCGAAACCCTCTTGATGCCGGAAATTCCGGAAAGGTACTCCTCGGCAGCCTCCTCGCCATACTTGCGGGCATAAGCGTTGTATGTTGATTCAAGAACCCTCGCGTTCTTTTCACTCTTGTCCTTGTTGAATGCCTTGTATGCCTTCATGAGGGCAGCGTTTGAATTAACACGTTCCTTGTATGCGGCGGTGTTGCGCTTCGCCTCGGCATCTGCGTTGAACGCCTGGTATCCGGCATTAACAAGCGACCCTGCAAATGAGCCTCCGGTAGCCAAAAGAGCCATCACCGGGTTGCCAGTCGATGCAAAAACGGCGGCGCCTGTAGAAAGTCCACCAGCAACCACTTCTCCGGACGTTTCGGCGCCACTCATGAAACCGGCAAAACCGCCACCTGCGAAAGCGGCAAGGTTCATGGCCGCATTCTTGCCGTTCCTGCCCATCGTGAGCAGTTCGCGGTTCGTCCTCTGGAGACTGTGGACCAGCTTGCCGAATCCTCCCGAGAGCATGTTCACTCCTCCAGTAACCGCCGCGAATTTCTCTACTGCAAGGGCCATCATTATTGCCTCGACCAGTCCAGGAATCTGGGTCATCTTCTCGACAAGAGGGGCGAGCACCTCACCTATGCGGAGAACCGCTTCGGCCACGTTCGCAAGGCCGTCCACCAGCTTGGAAAGGTCAAGCTCTCCAATCCTGCGGGCAAAGTCCTTGAGCTTGTCCTGGTTCTTCTCGAAGGCGTCGGCCAGGCTCTGCTTTATGTTGTCCATTGCGGTAGACCAAAGGCCGGAAAGGGTCTTGGATCCCTTCTCCATGCCCTTGTAGAATCGTCCACCCTCGGATGTGGCCTTCTTGAGTGCCGCCGACACCATTTCGAACGAAATTGCGCCCTGGGACATGTCGTCACGCAGCTGCGCCATCGTCTTCCCGGTCATCTCGGAAAGCACCGTGAGCGGGTTGAATCCCGCGTTGATGAACTGCATCAGGTCCTGGCCCTGCAGCCTGCCGGCCGACGCGACCTGCCCGAGAACTACACCGAGGGAAGCCATCTTCTGCTTGTCGCCCATGGCGATGTCGCCGAGCTGCTGCATGTACATCTTCGTGTCCTCGAGGGACACGTTGTACTGGATAAGCCCCTTGGCGAGCCCGGAAAGTTCGGAGATACCGTAGGGTGTAGCCTTGGCGAACTGCGTGATGTAGTCGGAGAACTGCTTGCCCGCGGCATCGTCGCCGAGAAGCGTGCCGATGTCGGTCTGCAGCTTTTCGCGCTCGGCGAAAGCGGAGATGCCCGTCTTCACTGTCTCGAATCCGATGAAGGCGCCAGCGAGCATCTTCAGCTTGGAGCCTATTCCGGAAACGGAATTCTCGAGTCTCTTTGCAGACTGCCCGGCATTGTCCATGGACCGGCTCGCCTTGGCCATGTTCTTCTCCATGGCGTCGCCGAGTCTTGACGAGTCCACCTGCGTAGCGGTGAAGCTCTTGTCCAGTTTAGAAATGGACTGTTCGAGACGGGTCAGGAACTCAGCGTTCCCGCCGAAACGGTACTCGAGATTGAAAACTTCCTTAGTTTGAGCCATTGTTCACCGTGTTCTTCCTAGATTCGTAATACGCTTCCCATGCATTCTTGTGGTCCAGCCTCATGTCGATGTAGCCCGTGGCCTCCATCATCATGTCGAACGTCATGCCTTCCGCTTCCGAGAGAGTCACCCCGAGTTCCTTGACTATTCTCCACAAGACAAAATGGGCGGACAGATTGCCGCCCATCTTGCCTATTTTTCCCGGAGAATTCTTGGAAGACTGGAGCATCTTCAGGACATACGGGTTGGAGCGGTCAAGCTCCCATACGTCCTCTACGCGAAAGGGCTCAGCTTGTTCGCGCTCCAGACAGCGAGAAGCACTTCCGGGATGTCCACGAGGTGACCGACGAAGGCCTCCCCGATGACATCGGCGTTTGCGAGACGCACGTCCTTCTCGGTAGCCCCGCCGATAAGCGTGGTAGAACCGAGAGAGAGCTCGAGCATGTTCCTGTATTCTTCCCTGGACATTCCGGCAAGGGCCTTGGTGAGTTCCCTCGCCATCGCCGTGCCGATTGCGACCTTGTCTTCCTTGTCGATACCGAGTGCGGCGACAGCGGAGTGCATTCCGGACCACTTGTCGGCGACGATTCTGTCAAGGTCGAGGGCGTCGAAACCCGTCAGCGGGATGGTGGAGTACTTCCTTCCGCCGACTTCGAACTGTACGGGCTGGAGCGTGGCCATAGACTACGCCTCCAGCGACTTGACGACCTTGAGGGTCACGTTGCGTGCCGTCGCTTCCGTCGCATTGGACTTCTCGCCGAGATTCAGGATACGTGCCTTGCCGAGAATAGTCTCTCCGTTGTTCAGGTCGACGAAAGCGAACGGGAACGGCCCCGCACCGGTCTCGTTGTCGAGAATACGGAAGCCGCGGATGGCCGCGTATTCCGGGGATACGGGATTCATCGGGAGCGTGACAACTGCCGTCTTGGCGATGCGCTTGTTGAAAATCACGTTGTCGCCGACGCCTTCGGTGGTAGTCCAGTCGTCGCCGTCGGTCTGCACGTTTACCGGCTCGATGAGGTCGGTGATCGGGAGACCGTTGAGGTTGATCTTGACCTTGGTCTGGTCGTAGGTAAAGTCCTTTACTGCCATGATTGATTCTCCCTTGGTTAGAATTCAGCTGTAATGTCGATGTCGAGGACCGTGTGGACGGAGTCCATGAGTTTAACGCGTCCCCTGACGCCGGAGAGCTTGCGCTTGGCCTTGTCGGCAGCCGGCAGGTCGGCAAAGAGCGGGAGCGTTACGTTGTAGCCGTCCATGACGTAGTGGTTCTTGAAAGCCGTGGTGAGCACGTCGGTAACTTCCGCGCCGATTGCAGCGATGCCGTTGTCGTCGAGGTCGATGCCGTAGCCTTCGTTGCCGGTCTGCAGGAGCTTGAAGACGGCTTCCTGCACCCGGAACTTGATCCAGTCGGCCTTGACGATGGTGTCGATGAAGTCGGTCGGGCCGCAGGTCGTGCCGAGGAAGAGCCTGGAACTCTTGGCGATGTCGGTGTAGACGTTGTAGCCGGTGTCGATGGCCTTCTGGAGCTGTCCCTTGGTGAGAGCGTCCGGGCTGTCGCCAGTGAGTTCCTTGTGGGCCCAGGTACCGCGTGCCGGGTCTACGCCGCAGCGGTCGGAAGCAACGGACACGCCGATGTGGTCTTCGTCGTAGGTGGTCATGTCGTGCGCATAGATGGCGACACGACGGGTTGCAGAAGCCGTAAGGCCGGAATAGGTCACGCTGTTGGAGGTGAAGCCCTGGAAGAGGTCGACAAGGATGTCCTCTTCTTCGGAAGAGCCGACATCGAATTCCGCATGCACAATCTTGAAATCGGTGGAAGCGAAAGAGTTCAGTTCCTTCAGGGTGCTGAGCATCGCAATCTTCGTGGTGTCGTCGGACGGAGTCGGAAGTACTACGCACCAGTGGAACACGTCCACGAGCTTTGCCGCGCCCATCGCTTCAATGAGGTCGTCGGAAGACTTGGAATCAGCCTTCTTGACATAGATTGCGGACGGATGCGTATTCTGCGCGAAGAAACGCTTGGCCATCTTGTAGGCCTCGGATTCATCGCCGAAGACTTCCTTCACCTCGTCTTCGCCGGCATATTTGTAGTCATTATGTTCGGACTTTCCCGTGAGCACGCTGTCGGTC